CGTCTGTATTTAGAGTTAGAGGCATTGCATGGTTAAAACTAGCAAAGCATTACAGATGCGACAGACGGACAGTAAAAAGGCGATATGAGCAAGCACTCATTCGCCTTTATTACCACCTTAAAAAGAGTTAGTTATTGTGCTATATATTTTGATTAGCTATAGTACATATTCTTTCATTAGTTTTCCCCCTTATTATAATTAACAATATTTTTTAATGTTTCTAATGCTTGTTTAGTGTCTATCTTATCCATTTGTAGTTGTCCTAAGATGTCCTCTAAATCTTTTTCTAGTTGCATTTTGTCTGTTGCATGATAACTCCATATCATGCCAACAACATTTATATAATCAACATTATCAATCGTTGTTATATTTGTTTTCATATAGTTTAAATCTTTAAGAAATTCCTTTTCTTCTTCTCGAACTTCTCCATTATCTGAAATACCATCTAATTGATGTTGATAAAACTTGTTGAAAGTTTTCATAGTAAACAATGGACAGACCCAACCATTCCATCTCTTGTCCTCTTTATGAACTAGACATTCATAAGGTTGCCCTTCTTCTATGCTTACTATTCTATGGTTATAATCTTTGATTGATTCCATTATTTACTCTCCATCTTCTACATTAAATGTAATTTTAACTTTTGTACTCCAATGATTGGCGTTCTCTTTCCAATAATCTAAATGTTTATAAAGTTCAAAAGAATCATAAATATTCTCTTGTTCATAAACTGTTTTAGTTTCTACAATAGGAACTTTTAAATCTATATATTTTTCTTTTTTTTGATTCCATTTGCTTGTAGTAGTTTCTATTTCTTCTACTTTAAAATTTTTTATATTAATCATTATACATTCTCCCCTTCTTCTATTATTGCTTGAAAGTCTATTTTCTTTAATGTGAACTCTTTGGTCTTTGTATTAAAGAATGCTTGTTTAATTAAATGTCCATCAACATAGAATCTATATTCTTTAGTATGCTTATCTATGTCTTTAACTGTTGTTACATGTTTTACAAAGTCATAAGAGTACGTTCTTGATGTGCCAACTTTTACATTAACAACGCCTTCATTTTTTACGCCATAAGATTTAGAGCTTTTATAAATACATGCTTGAACTTGATTCCATATAGGAAATGAAGAATAGTGCATTATATTTCCCCCTCTATTGAACCTAAGACAATCATTATTGCTCCACTTGTAAACATTCCACCAAATATAACTAAATGAAACATACTTTCTAACGCCATTGAGCAATACAATGGAAATAAAGTAAATGCACAAAAACACATACCAAGTACTGTAAATACTTTGGAATAGTTTATTGGTTCTTTTGTTTGTAATCTTCTATATTTATTCATAAGTTTGACCCCTTTGTTATTAACGAGCTTAATTGCTTGTCATGTACTAAGATATAGATATGACAGATACTGTCAAGTTATTTTATCATTATTGCTTTTTTATGTTGCCAATGACGTCAAATCGCAATAACTTTAGTTAAACTTAATCATAGTTGTATAACCAGAGTGAGGCCCCTTGCTCTGGTTTTTTATTGGGGGCTATATAATGAGAGACTATAAGAAAGAGTATAACTCTTATCATGCCAAACCAGAACAGAAGAAGAATAGAGCAGCAAGAAACAAAGCACGTACTCTATTGAGTTCAACTGGTAGAGTTCGCAAGGGCGATGGGAAAGACATAGATCACAGAGATGGCAACCCAAGGAATAATAGTAAGAGTAACTTGAGTGTGATGAGTAAGAGAAGGAATAGAAGTAAGAAGTAGTGGTAGTGGACACCTTGTCTTGTCGGAGCTACGCGCGGGATGCCAGCAAATAATAAGGCAAGCCTAGTCAATCGGTTTATAACCGATAGAACTATGGCAGTCTCCTCCCGTTTATTAAACATAGTGGACAATACGTGGACAATAATTAATTAATTGTAGCGATAGGGGGCATGCTTTTTTTTCGAAACCAAGAGGCCCACCCACCCCAAAACATGGGCGCGGTTGGACTACGTAGTTATTACTAGATTGGAGAGTGTCTGACCCTTGAACATCGAGATACCTTATACACCACGACCTTTGCAAGCAGAACTGCACGCACAGCTTGATAGAAACCGCTGGGCTGTCTTAGTGATGCACAGAAGGTTTGGCAAGACTGTGATGGCTATAAACCATTTGTTGCGTGCTGCTATATTGTGTACGGATCGTTCACCACGGTTTGCATACTTAGCACCTACATATCGGCAAGCGAAGGCTGTTGCATGGGATTATCTCAAGCAGTTCTCTGGAGCGATACCGGGTGTGAAGTTCCATGAGACGGAGTTGAGAGCGGATTTGCCTAATGGTGCAAGAATAACGCTACTTGGTGCAGAGAACCCCGATAGTTTACGAGGGATTTATCTGGATGGATGTGTGATGGATGAGGTCGCGGATATGCCAGAGACGGTATTTCCTGAAATTATTCGACCAGCGTTATCGGATAGGAAAGGGTTTTGTTATTTTATAGGAACGCCCCGTGGCCATAATATGTTTTTCGAGTTGTATGAACAGGCAAGTCAGTTAGATGATTGGTATAATGTTATTTATAAGGCTTCGGAAACAGGTATTGTAGATGATGATGAATTAGAAGCTGCTAAAGTTACAATGACAACGGATCAGTATGATCAAGAATTTGAGTGCAGTTGGGTAGCGAATGTCCCCGGTGCAATATATGGGAAAGAATTACAAACATCTTTAGAAGAAAATAGGATTACTAAAGTTCCGTATGATCCTGCTGCCAAGGTTATGACGTTTTGGGATTTAGGAATTGGCGATTCTACGGCTATATGGTTTGGCCAAGTACAAGGCCGTGCCATTAATGTGATTGATTTTTATGAAGCACGCAATGAAGGCTTGCCCCATTATGTAAGTGTGTTGCAGAGAAAAGGATATTTATACGGAGACCATTGGGCGCCCCATGATATTGAAGTGCGGGAACTTGGAAGCGGTAAAAGCCGTAGGGAAGTTGCATGGGATTTGGGGCTGAACTTCCGGGTAACACCTAAGTTACCGATTGAAGATGGTATACACGCTGCACAAATGTTGATACCGCGGTGTTGGTTTGACCAGGAGAAGTGTAAGGTTGGGCTAGAAGCATTACGGCATTACCATAGAGCGTATAATGAAAGAACACGAAGTTTTAGAGCCAGTCCTGTTCACGATTGGTCAAGTCATGCAGCCGATGCGTTTCGGTATTTTGCTGTTGGATTGAAAGAACAGAAAGATTGGTCGCATCCCCCGCAACAAATTGCGGCTAGTAATTATAATCCGTTTACGCATAAAGGAGATACATCATGGGTTTCTTAAGTCCAAAAGCGCCACCTGCGCCCCCTCCTCCACCGCCACCACCTCCTCCTCCGGGAATAGAGGGTGTCGATAAAGGAAAAATAGAGCAGGAAGAAAAAAGATTAAAAAGACGTAAAGGCGTACAAGATACCATATTAACAGGTTCTGGATTAACACAAGAACAAGGTGCATCAAGCACATACAAACCAACTTTATTGAAATAGGAGAATATTATGGGTGGATTTTTTGGCGGCAGCGGAGGCTCTGCACAAAGAGCGGTAGCACAGCCTGCTAAACCATATGTGCAACCAGCAGCAGCTATTCGTTCGGATGAACAGGAATCAGGAAAAAAGAAAAAAAAGAAAATGGTTTCTGGCGAAGCAGCAACAATGTTGACAGGTACACAAGGGTTAACAACATCTGGCGAAAGCAAATCAACGAAATCTTTATTAGGAGACTAATATGCCTATTGCAGACAAACGTGCAGTAGCGTTATTAAGTCAGTTAAGCGTTTTAGAAAATCAACGTTCCGTATGGGAAAATCATTGGCAAGAACTTGCCGATTATATTAGTCCACGGAAAGCGGATATTACAAAACGAAGAACGGCTGGCGATAAACGTACCGAATTGATATTTGACGGCACCGCTATTCATGCGGCTGAAATGTTAGCAGCGTCTTTGCACGGCATGTTAACCAATCCGTCTACACCGTGGTTTAGTTTAAAATTTAAAGACCGTGTGTTAGATGGTAATGATGAAGCGAAAGAATGGTTACAAGGTGTAACTGAAGTTATGTATTCCGCATTTCATCGTTCTAACTTTGCCGAAGCCGTGCATGAATTGTATTCAGATTTAGTGGTATTTGGTACAGGTGTAATGATGGTAGAGCGCGATGCGTCTACTAACTTAAGATTTTCTACACGCCATATTGGTGAATGTTTTATATCAGAAGATGCCGAAGGCCGTGTTAATGCGGTGTATCGTAAATTTAAAATGACTTGTATAGCAGCAAAAGAAACTTTTGGTGTAGAAGCCCTGCCAACCAGTATGCAGAAAAAAGCTATAGAAGAACCGTACACCGAAGTAGAGTTCTGTCATATTGTGCATCCTAGAGACAATTATGATCCTAATAAAGTCGATGGTCTTAATAAACCCTACGCATCTATTTATATTGATCCAGAAGATAAACAAATTATTTCCGAAGGCGGTTTTGACGAACTTCCCTATATGTGTCCGCGCTGGTTAAAAGCCAGTTTTGAACGTGGTTATGGGCGCTCCCCTGCTATGACTGCGTTAGCCGATACAAAAATGTTATCAAAAATGTCGGAAGTAACGATTCGGGCAGCACAAAAACAGGTTGACCCTCCTCTCATGCTGCCTGATGACGGCTTTATGATGCCTATTCGTACGGTGCCTGGTGGATTAAACTTCTATAGAAGCGGTACAAGAGATCGTATTGAGCCATTAAACACAGGCGCAAACAATCCTTTAGGCTTGCAAATGGAAGAACAGAGACGCCAAGCTATTCGTGCAGCGTTTTATGTTGACCAATTAATACTAGGGCAAGGCCCACAAATGACAGCTACCGAGGTTATACAGAGAACTGAGGAGAAGATGCGCCTTTTAGGCCCAGTACTTGGGAGACTACAAGCAGAATTATTACAACCGTTAATTGAAAGAGTGTATAGCGTATTAACACGCCAAGAAATGTTTGCACCGCCACCAGAATTTTTACAAGAAAACGATGTAGAAATAGAATATGTATCACCGTTAGCAAAAGCACAACGCTTTGGCGATATACAATCCGCTATGCGTTTATTTGAAAGTCTGGCTCCGTTATCGCAAGTTAATCCAGGCGTATTTGATTATGTCGATATGGATGGATTAGCCAAGCATATTATTAGAGTGTTGGGTGTTCCTGCAACTGTTGTGAAGTCGGATGAGCAAGTTGTCCAAGAACGCCAACAAAAAGCCGATCAACAAGCAGAAATGGCAGAACAACAGCAGATCGCTAACCAAGCCCAAGCTATGGGCGATGCCGCTCCTATGGTGAAAGCGTTACAACAATAATGGCTATAAATTATCGTGGACAAACATTTTCTGGGTATAACAAAGCAAAGCGTACTCCTGGACATAAAACAAAATCGCATGCGGTACTAGCAAAGACTGGAGACCAAATAAAACTTATACGTTTTGGTCAAAAAGGTGTAAGTGGCGATAAAACTAATACAGCACGCTCACGATCTTTTAAAGCACGCCACGGAAGTAATATTAAAAAAGGTAAGATGAGTGCCGCGTATTGGGCTAACAAGGTTAAATGGTAGGAGAATAACATGGCTAAAAAAGGTTTATATGCAAACATGAACGCTAGAAAGAAAAAAGGCATAAGCCGTAGTAAGAAAAATTCTACGGTATCAGATAAAGCCTATGCAAATATGAAAGCAGGTTTTCCTAAAAAGAAAAAGAAAACATTAATTTAAATGTTTAAAACAGAAACCGATAGATTAGAAACTTATAAAAGAATGTTTGCAACCGATGACGGCAAACAAATCTTAGAAGATTTAAAAGAACGGTTCCATATTGATACAATGACATTTGTTGATAACAACCGGGATTTGAGTTTTGTCCATGAGGGGCAAA